AAAGCAGCTCGAAAATGACATGCAGGGCGACGCAGGTTCAATTGACATTGTTGCTGGTCGTGGCCAGGTCAATGATACCGGTGGAAAAGCTGCGACAAACTCGCTTGGCAACAAAGAGCTCGGAAAGTCTACGAAGGAGCTCGTTGAAAAAGAGGGTGACGTTGATCTCAGGCATGATCGAAGCAGAGTGCTTGTGGCGCAAAAAACGAAGCCCGACACAAACTTCGACATCCAGAGCATTGTGCTTGCTCACAGCAGCCAAGACATCAAAGACATTGAGAACGGTGGTGGCGCAGTCGTTATCAAAACAGACAAAGTAAGGCTCATAGCCCGCCAAGATGTTGTCATACTGGTCACCGGTGCAACGACAAAGGACGTAGATGACAACGGAAACATCAAAGACATTGATGCTACGCTTGACAACTGTGCGTCGATCACAATCAAAACGTCTGGAGACATCGTGTTCACTCCGTCAAAGACGGGCATTGTGAAGCTGGGAGGTGATGATGCTGACCTTGCTGTGCTTGCAACCCGAGTGAACAACAAGGGAGCCGGTGGGAAAGTCACAGCGTCTCCCATCATTGATTCGATGGGAGGTGCACAGGGGGGGCAGGACGGAATGAACGGTATCTTTGCAACAAAGGTTATGTTGAAATAACGTGGCTAACCTCTATGGACCGATACTGACAGGCGTTGGCCTGCTAGAGAACGGAAAGCTGACGACGGCTGCGCGCCAACGTTATGTGACCGAAGTCATTGCTTTGCTTGCAACTGGAAACGCGGGTGGTAAGGGTGGCAGCCCAACAACACAGATCTTCAGCAACATTGTGCCACTTCCACCGATCTCTGGCCCAACGATACCAAACGTGACCACGCTGTCAAAAGAACCATTGTTCTGGTTTGGACCCGATCCGCTTGCTGCATTGATGGCAACATTTCTTGTTGACAAGAACGCTAGCCCGACATGGAATTCGATCTTTCCTGATCTGCTCTACACAAAGACCGCAGAGGCTCTAGACGCAAACGGTTCTACGCCACTGTTCCCGATGTTTGACGTGTCTGCAGCATTTGACATCGATGTACCGCTTCCCTTTGCATTGCCTGACCTAGCGGTGAAGCTCAAGCTTGATGTGCCAAAGCTCTCTATCAAGCTTGCCGACCTTGGGATCAAGCTAGCAATTCCATCAATCCCGCCGATCCCAACGATCACTCTTCCAAACTTGATGCCCCCGTCGCTTCCGGGCATACCGAGCTTTCCGTTGCCGTCATTGGCGCTGCCAGACTTGCTGTTGGGCCTGATCAAGCTTCCATTTGATCTGCTACTCAAGCTTGTGTTTCCACCGAACCTAGGCCTTGTCTTGAACCTTCCTGGGCTTCCAAAAGTTGTTCTTGATCTTGCGATTGACATCGTGCTCAAGCTCATTACACCAGTGATCCCAATCGTTCCAAAGGTGTTCATTGCATCGCTTCTCATCTACATGAAAGACGTTGTTGCAATGGTATGTGTTGACATTGTTGGTATGTTGGTCGGCGCTGGTGGATCAATGACAAAGCTGATGGCTGGTTTGACTGGGCTTATGTGAACATGGTTGAACAACATTGATATATTGAACTGATGAACCTAGACATCAAAGAGTCATGGAAGCATGCTGCCGCAGAACTGGTTGAAAAAGATGATGTCACATTCAATGCGTGGTTTGATGCAACATCCTCTAGGGAACAAACAGTTGCAAATGCAGCGATAGACTTCTATCACAGGATCCTTGATCCTGAAGTGTACCAATACATTGGTGATCCCAGGGGAAAAACGTGCCTAGAGATCGGCTGTGGCGCTGGTAGGCTTGTGAATGTTGCCCTTGATGTATTTGGATATGCGTATGGTATTGATATATATGATCAAAGGGTCATGGCTCGTGTTTCAGAGTACCTCAGTGAACGCCATGATGGTAAGTTTTCCATCATTGACGGTGATTGTCTAGAATCGATACCAAACAGCTCTGTTGATTTTGCGTACAGCTTCATCGTTTTCCAACACATGCACTCGTTTGATGAAGCAAAAAAATACGTCGACATGCTTGGACGCGTCATAAAGAGCAACGGATGTTGCAAGCTGTTCTGCGTGTTATCAAATTCATGCCATTCGCTTGTTGATCACAAGAGCTATGAACACAACAATCGTATTGAAACGCTTTGTGTATCGCGCCCAGATATGCTCAGCGCATGCACAGAAGCAGGGCTCAAGCTGGTGAGTGTCAAAGCAGCCGGCCTGAAAAAATTGTGGGATGTCAATGGACCCCCGAGCTCCCAGCACATATTCACAATTGTAAAACCATGACACATATGCTACCAGCTCTCGATCTTTTGGCTGTGCATACTTAGTGCTGTGGGACAATTCAGCTTCAAGTCAGTCGGAACAACGCAAGTCCAACAAACAGCTGACACACTTGCACAAACGCCTATGCCGGTTGGGATCAAGACACCCTTGGCTCTTGGCACCGACGATTTGCTAGCAATGAACACAGATGTTGCAACACAGATGGGTGACAACCTACGAAACCTGATCCTCACAAACTGGGGTGAGAGGCTCGGGTTCTATGCATTTGGTGCAAACCTTCGACCGCTCATGTCAGACATGTCTTCACAGGATGATTTTGATAGCAAAGCGATAGTCCAGATCAAAAACACAGTGCAGACTTGGATGCCATACATTGATCTGCAGAGTTTTGATACATCATTTGATAACGTACAAAACAAAAACACTGCGATCGTGCACTTGACGATAACGTATGATATTCCAAGCCTGAAAGTATACGGCAAGAGCTTGCAGGTTACACTATACGCGATGTGAAACGGATGGCACAATGGGTCTGAAACAAGAAGCGCTCAAGAGCGTACGCGTTCGAAAATACATTGCAAGAGACTTTGATGGCATGCGTGCGCTGTTGCTTGAGTATGCACGAGCGTACTACCCAACGAAAATCGCAGATTTTTCAGAGCAATCGCTTGGAGGCCTGTTTCTTGACTTTGCCAGCTATGTTGGTGACTCGCTCAGCTTCTACCTTGACCACCTGTACAGTGAGCTCGATCCTGCAACCGCTGTAGAACCTGACAATGTGCAGAGGCAGCTCACAGCAGCTGGGGTACCGATAATCGGTGCAAGCCCATCCCTTGTCAAAGTGACGGCATACATCGAGGTGCCTGCAGACAGCTCTCAAAGCATTATGGTGTCTGCGTTACCGATCATCAGAGCAAACAGCACGTTCACAGCTGATAATGGAACCATTTTCAACCTGTTAGCTGACATAGATTTTTCTCAGACAAACTCAAACGGTTCGCTGGCAGCGTCTGTGAAGATAGGAAAGCAAAGCGCAACCAATGTCACAAAAACATACATCTTGGCATTGTCGGGGCTGTGCATATCTGGGCAAGAAGCAACGGAAACAATCACTGTGAGCGCGGACTTTGTTCCGTTTAGACAGATCACGTTGCAGAACCCAAACGTTTCCAACATAGTGTCTGTCAATGACTCGCTTGGAAACATCTACTATGAAGTCAATGCACTGACAAACGATGTTGTGTACAAAAATGTGTTGAACACCGCAAGCGATAGCGATCTTGTTCCGGAAGCAATCAAAGTGATCCCGGCGCCATACCGCTTTGTCACAAACGTTGACATAACTTCAAGGCAAACAACGCTGACGTTTGGCGGTGGAAATGCAGACTCTTTGCAGGATGATGTGATCCCAGATCCTTCGAGCTTTGCAATATCGTTCCCGTACACAAAGACGTTCTCTCGGATACCTGTCAACCCAGAAAAGCTGTTGACAACGACAACGCTTGGTGTTGCTGCCACAAACACTACATACACGATCACATATCGCTATGGTGGTGGTTTGAACCATAATGTCATCGTAGACTCAATACAGACACTACGAAACCTTGATGTATACTTTCCTGGAAACCCGGCTCCAAACATTGCGGCTGCAGTCAGGAGCAGCATTGAGGTGACAAACACTGAACGATCGTCCGGGGGTGAGGACGCTCCGTCGATAGACGATCTCAAGGCACTCATACCATCGATCAGGAATTCACAAGAAAGGATCGTCACGCGAGAAGACCTGATTGCCAGGGTCTACACGTTGCCATCGAATTTTGGAAGAGTGTTTAGGGCTGCTGTTCACTCAAACCCCCACAACCCGTTGTCAACACAGCTGTTCATAGTCTCACGTAACAGCGACGGCCAGCTGATCCCATCGCCAGACACGCTAAAATCAAACCTTGCGAAGTACCTCACACCGTACAGGTTGATCACTGATGCAATTGACGTCCTTGATGCTGCTGTCATCAACCTTGCGTTTAGCTTTGATGTTCTTGTTGATCCGTCATTGAACAAGACAATTGTTGTGCAAAACGTGCTGACAAAGCTGCAATCGTTTTTTGACATCAAGAATTTTCACATCGACCAACCAATAACCCTGTCAGAGATCTCAAATCTGATATTCCAGATCCCTGGAATCATTTCAATCAACAAGATGAAATTTGACACCCGCGTTGGGACCATCAACAACAGACAATACAGCGATGTAATCTTCAATGTTGAAGCAAACACAAAGTATGGTCTAGTGTTTCCACCGACTGGTGGCTTGTTTAATGTTGCATACCCAGACGTTGACATCGTTGGAAAGGTATCGGTCTAGCTGTGTTCAAGCTGCTCAAACCAACCAAAGACGCTTACATCTCAAACCGCGTCATAGACAACGTGTTGCAGCTGTCGTCAAACACTGGTGCAGCTAGCACGCTTGACCTGTATAAGCTGTATGGATACTCGACAACGTTGAGCGGTTCAACAAGCACGCTCAACACAGAGCTCACAAGGTTGTTGGTCAAATTTGATCTCACACCGCTCAAAAACCTTGTGTCGCGGGGGTTGGTTGACACAAACAACCCAACATTTTCATGCTACATGCGATTGTTTGACGTGTACGGTGGCCAGCCCACGCCCAGCAATTTTTCTATGATTGTATGTCCATTGTCATCGACATTTGACGAAGGGCTTGGAACAGACGTTGTCACGTATGGTGACTCAGACACGTGTAATTTCTTGACAGCGTCAGCAGCATCAGGGCCCTGGATTGGGTTGGGATGCACCAACAGCGGAAGCGCACAGGACATGTGCGATTTCATCACTGCTAGCGCACTCATCAACAACGGTGCATCGCTCATTTCTAGACAAACGTTTGTCAGCGGGTTCGAAGACCTTGACATAGACGTAACGACTGTTGTGTCTGCAACCATCGCGGGCCTGTTGCCAGACAATGGGTTTCGTATCAGCCTTGATCCAACGCTTGAACAAGACAATCACAGCTACTTTGTCAAGAGGTTTGGAAGCAGGACGGTGTTTGTCGATAGCCTACGACCGTTCTTGTATGCAAGGTATGACGACTCTGTCCAGGACGACACCAGCTGTTTGAGCGTTGACACACAGAACACGCTGTTTCTGTACAACTATTCAAAGTCTGTACCAGCAAACATCTTGTCTGGTTCAACCCATGTGACCGGCACCAGCTGCATTGTGTTGGAGCTCTCTGCGCCTGTTTCTGGTGGTCTATACGCAGCATATTTCACGGGATCACAGCATTATTCTGGGATCAACCCACAAACTGGGATCTATTCAGCGTCTGTGTTGTTGTCTTCTGCAGACAGCGCACTGCAATCGCTCATGGCACAATCAAGCTCTGTCATGCTGACACCAACATGGCGATCGCTGGATGGGGCTGTGACATACAGCACTGGCAACAAGATCGCGCTCCGTCCTCCACAGAGGGGTCCAGTTGTTTTTGATCCATGGAACCTTGTCGTCTCAGTCTTGGGACTGAACAAGTCTCATAACGCTGATGAAGATGTGTTGCTGAGAGTACATGCATTTGATTACACATCACCGTACGTAACAGCTGTGAAACTTCCTGTTGAGTTTCCTGGCGTCGTGATGCACGATGTGTACTATCAGGTCAGAGATTGTGATTCAGGAAAGGCTGTGATACCGTTTGATGACATCACAAACTCAACCCGAGTTTCCAACGATGCATCATCAATGTTTTTCAAGCTTGACATGTCAAACCTGTTGCAGGGTCATTCTTATGTCATTGACATCAAGGTTGTGTCTGGAAACATGTCAAAGGTGTTCAAGTCAGCCTCACCGGCATTCACGGTATACGATCTTAGGTAGAAGACATACGTAGTTCCTGAGGTTGTCGGCCGCATGACGGTAATCAAACCAAATCCTTATATCCCATCATTCCTTGAGTCTGCAATCATTGGGAACCGTCCCGTTCAGCTGTCTTGGAGCGATGTCGCCGACACGAACATCCGATCAACATCGTCCTTTTCATATGATGCAACGTCATTGCCGCTCAAGTCAACCCAACAGCTCAACGTTGACTGGTCACAGTTCCAGAACCACACGTTCTTCATGTCTGCAGAAGCAAAGGTCAACCTTGCGTTTGACCAGATCATCAACGGCTACCCATTTGACGGCACAAGAAAAGAGAACGAAGTGTTCTTTGAGAAGCTTACGGGCTTTGAACGCTGGGTCTTTGACCAGTTTCCAAAGAACAAAGGCGCGTTGTTGTTCTCTGGCACGCAGATCGGTGAGAACGGATCGAATGGAACGTACATAGTCGTCCAAGACAAAGTTGGCTCGTTGTTTCCAGAGCTGTCAAAAGCAAACACTGGAAGCCCCGTCATCAACCCAAAGGGATCCACGTCTTTGACAATTGAGATGCAGCTGTTCATTCCTGCCACACAGAACGGTACGCAGGTTGTCTGCCAGAAGATGTCGGGTTCAACACAGGGATTCTCGTTCTACTTGATGCCAACATCATCAACATCAAGCGTTGAAGCGCGGTTCAGCGTAGTGTCAAACCTGTCACACATGACCGTTCCAGTCACATTGAACAAGGGCACATTCAACCATGTTGCAGTTGTGTTGAACAAAAACCTTGGAACGCCAATGTTGCAATCGTTTTTTGCTGAAGAGCTGTTTGCAACTGCACAAAAATCAGTCTCAATCGGTGACCTTGACATCGACGCAGCGGCATTCATTATAGGTTCGGGTTCAACGCTGCAGCTTGGTGCATCTGCTGTTGTCCCGCAACAAACGTTGTCTGGCACAATCGATGAATTTCGGGTGTTTCACTCTGTTAGGTCTGCACAACAGCAAGCATCATATGCACAAAAAGCGTTGTATGCAACCGATGATCTTGTGCTCTACTATCGGTTCAATGAACCTGCACCACCAATTGCATTGTCTCTTGGTGATCCGATCAACTCGATTGTCCTTGATTACAGCGGAAACTCACTGCACAGCATGATTTCAAACTTCACAGGGAGCCTGAGAGTTGATGCGTCAGCAGACCCATTGAGCCCAATGGTGTATGAGAAGCCCGAGACGTTTCCGGTCCTGTTTCCGGCACATCCAGGGGTTGTGTTTCTCAACCAGCAGCTGTTGGCCAGTGCCAGTGCGTACGATGCAGAAAATCCAAACCTGATCACGAGGCTGGTGCCACAGCACTATCTACTTGAAGGCGCACAACAGGATGGATTCCAAGAGCTTGAGGGAACCGTTAACCAAGCATACACTGGCGATGGGATCCCAGGACAGGGACAGATGGGCAGCGTGCAGATACTTGTGTCTCTGTTGTACATTTGGGCAAAGTTCTTTGATGAACTCAAGCTCTTTGTTGAATCATTCAGCACGCTCAAGACAGTGCGCTATGACGTGACAAACACAGTCCCAGACAGCTTCTTGCTTGATGTTGTCAAGCACTATGGGTTCCATCTGCCGCCGCTGTTTAATGATTCAACGCTTGAGCAGTATGTCAGAGCTGAAAATGTCCAAGTTGATTCTATCAGCACAAACGAACACTCATTACGTTATGTGCAGAACCAGCTCTTGAGGCGTGTTCTCGTAAACATGCCAGATGTTCTGAGATCAAAGGGCACTCAGCACAGCATCAAGTCATTTCTTCGTGCTGTTGGGATTGATCCCGATACAACGGTCAGGATACGTGAGTTTGGTGGCCCAACAACGCAGCAGCTAGCATTTGTACGTGAGAACAAGTTTGAGACAAACGCAATGGTCCAGTTTGTTACATCAAGCTTGGTGGTGTCTCCATACCTGTCAGCCAGCAGATCAGAGCCTGGGTTTCCACAGATCGCTGGCAGCTTGACAAAGCTCAAGAATTCTTCTGTCTATGTCAGCAACAACAAGAACGATGGGCTTCTGACGTCTGGATCGTGGACGTGTGAAGGAATCATCAAATACACACCGATAGCATTCAACTCGCTTCAGAGCTTTACACAGTCGTTGATGAGGTTGTGTGTCACCGGCAGCTCGCTGGCATCAGCCGGTGTTGTTGCAAACCTGGTTGCTACAACAGATGAAAACAGCTCACAACTGTTGCTGTTCTTACGATCGGGCGATTCAAGCTCAAGCCCATTGCTGCAGCTTACATACAGCTTTCCATCGTTGAGCATCTTTGATGCAGACAAATGGAACGTCAGCTTTGGGTGCCAACGCAACGACTCAATCAACAGTCCTGTGTCATCGTCCTACTTTCTACGATTGGCACACCAGAACGCGGGCAACATTGATGTGTTTGAGTCATCATCATCGTTTTTCTTTGAAGCCCCAAGAAACGAACACAATGTCTTCAGAGCACTAAGCGCGACCACAAACGCATCTGGTGCATACATTGCGATCGGATCAAACCAACACATTGCTGGTGGAACCGGTGCAAGTTATTGTTTTCTTAATGATTCATCGGCCGCGCCGGGCGAAGCTAGAGCAACGTGCTTTGACGGTCGAATGTCAAATGTCAGGTTCTGGAGCAAAGCACTAACGCTTGATGAGTGGCGTGAACATGTGTTGAACTATGCATCAACAGGAGTTGTTGATCCCCTTGTCAACTGGAACTATGTCAGCACACGAAGCGGGTCTTTTGAACACCTGCGGCTCGACACGATGACAAAACAGGACACACGCAACGCAGACTCGTCTGGGCACATAACGTTGATAGACTACAGCGAGAACAACATGCACCTCACGGGCTCTGGTTTCACACCGTCTGGTGAAGCTGTTGTTGGCGAGGTCTTTGACACCAGCTACATAAGCCCATACTACGATGAAGCATCGACCAATGAGAAGGTGCGCGTGAGGTCATTCAATGACTATGACACTGTCCAACACACGCCATGGGCAAGCCTCACCCCAGTGTATGAGATACTTCCCAGCGAAGCACCGACTGATGATGTCAGGTTTGCAGTTGAGTTTTCGCTTGTAGACGCTCTCAATAGAGACATCATCAAGCTGTTCGCAACGCTTGACTCGCTTGACAATGCGCTTGGCGCACCAGAGCTTGTGTTTTGTTCTGACTATCCTGACATAGAACAGCTGAGAAACGTGTATTTCAATCGAATAAAGGACAAGCTGAATTTCCAGGCGTTCTTTGAGCTGTTTCGATGGTTTGACATGTCAATAGGCACATTCATCCAGCAGCTCATTCCCAGAAAAACAGATTTCATGGGAGTCAACTACACAATTGAATCACATATGCTTGAGAGACACAAGCTTGAGTATCTGTCAAGTGACATCTACCTTGGCGACAGCAACAGAGCAAGGCTCAACAGCACAATCTTGTTGCAACAGATTGTTGGCACCCTGAGGAAATTCTGACATGTCTGACGTTGCTATGTCTTCAAAAACAATGTTGGCGTCAGCACCCGCGGCATACCAACCTGTCTTCTCACCGCAGCCTGTCTATGACACGTTGTACTTTGATGAGGGCGCACAGGTGCCCAAAGCAAAGGCAATAAAGCCTGGAGCTGACACATCAGCCATAGATCCGTTCACGCAGGGCGTCGAGATCACAAAGATGGCAAGGTACGATGCCGGCATGGTGAAGATCTGGTCAGGTGAACCCGGACACGTGCTCAAACCGAACCGGTTCGGAGAAGACAGGAACTTCTTTCCAGATCCCGGATTCACTGAGATAGACCTGTTTGATCCTGTTCGTTATCTAAAAGCACAAGAGGTGATATCACCTCTGTACTACATCATAATCACATTTCCAATCATCACTGGCGACAATGACCAGCTCGAAAACTTCAACTTCAATGGCGTCATTGAGCCCCTGACTTTGCGCGCAAACCTTGCGTTTTTCACCACAGACATACCGTTTGAGGCGCACAGCGCAAAGGGTGCTCTGATGGCTGGCAACATCGACCAGTCGTTGGCGTCTGACCGGGTGTTGACCGTTGATCGATACGATCCGATGCATTCGACCATCAGCTACATTGACATGGTTGACATGCTTGAAAACCATCCGATGATTGGGTTCTTTATCTTTGACAAAGCAACAATTGCACCGTTCTCAGATGCATCCCATGCAAGGAATGTCCAACCTCCATCAAGCGAAGATGCTGGCTTGCTGGTTGCATTGGGAGCAATGAAGAGCTCAACAGACAGCTACTTAGGCACCAATGAACGTTCAGCAACGTGTGGTTGGGTGTATGATAACACAGCAGCGACTGGCACCGATTCGCTAGCGTTCGGAGGCATGACGTACTGATGTCAGGAACCAGCACAACAAACAGGCAACCTCCACCAAGGAACTTTGAAGACTATGTCCTGACACGTGTCGCTGATCCTACCGTGGGCCTCGCGAACGTTCCTGACACATCGTTTTCACAGATAACAGGCACAGGAGTCGACGGAAACGGTTACAGCATTGGACACGGTGCCAGCACAAACACGTTGTCAAGCGTATGGCCGATTGGGTTTGATTTTGTGCTTGATGGCATCACATACAAGAGCTTTGTTGCGTGCACAGCGGGCTGGATTGCGCTTGTTGATCCGTCCCTTGGAACATTCAGCACATCAGAAGTGATGTCAGGATTAGTGTACCAGAACTCTCACATCAATGCAACGTTTACTTCAAACGCAGTGTTGCTGGCGGCGTGGTTTGATCTGCTACAGAATGTGTACTCAGATGTGTCCCAGATCGGACTGACTGCCACAAAAACAGCACGCATCAAAGCGGGGCTCGAACCTCAGCCGCTCATGTTGAACCAGTCGTTGTATGGTGTGAGATGCTACAACGACAACCGCTCATCAAAGGGAAGAAGGTTGGTTGTCAGGTGGTGTTCGCTCAGCAACATCCTTGCTGGGCTGCCAAAGTTAGCGTTGTTGAGGTTTGAGGTTGTGTTGTATGAAAATGGAACGATTGAGTACCGGTACGTTCCATGCTCAAGCCTGACAACAGACAATTCACAGATAGGTGCAACAGTCGGTGTGTTCATGCCCAATGGCACAAACCGATTTCGAGACCTGTCTGTTGGGATAAGCTACCGTGAAAACGTAAGAGCGGAGTATGTACACGGCGGCTTTACGTACAGCTCTGGGTACGTTGACACAAAATACGGTGGGTACTCAGCAAACTACAACATAGGCTTGACTCCGGTGAAGAACTGGCCCGGGGCAAATCGAACCGGATGCATAATCTCTTTCTCGCCGCCGGTCATAAGGCGGCGGGTCCTGCCATTGCGGCTTGTCAGAGAGGCCGACAGCCGCATCACGTTGCCCACCGTCGCTCGGACTGGTGACACAAGGCTGGGAACATACCTGGGAGCTTTTGATGATCGTAGGACACCCGCATATTCACAAGCTGCAAACACTGTTGTCAACTATCCGTCAACATTGCCCAGGTTCTATGCAAACTCAACGCTTGGAGTGAAAGAACGCCAAGACGTGTTTGCTGGTGATTTTCTCGTGCCAGGCAGGATAACAAAGAACGCAATCGACCAGTTTGTGTCTGATGCACCAGCACAACAGATCGAACCGTTCTCTGAGGTCTCTCGTTTTGAACAGAGTCAACAAGCATCAACATCACAGTTCTATGCTTCGGGCACCCAAGCTCAGTTTGTTGGATCTGGGCTTGGCCAGCAGCTGAAATCAAAAACGCAGGTCAGGTTGCAGTTTCCTGTTGAGTTTTCAACACAGATGCCCGGTTACACGTCATCGATGTACTACTATAACTCCCAGAAACATGCATGGGAAGTGCCCGTCAACACGACGTACATCCTGTCAACGGCCAGCGACAGCACAACGATCCAATGGAACGCAGGAGGAGACCTGTCTGATCCGTACATTGATGCATCGCAGTACCGGATCATAGAAGACGTAAAAGGCTTTGGTCCCATAGGAAACATCGTGTCTTCTGGGTCTGGCAACGCTGTCATCGCGCAGCAACAGACAGACCCCCAGATCAACAGGAGGTACTATCCGAGGGTCATCAGCGACACATTGGGAAAATCATACGCCAAGAGCTTTCGGAACAATGATGAGTACAAGCCTGGGCTGGGCGAATCATTCACATTGCCCATCAACTCTCCGTTCTTGATTGAAAAAGCTGTCATAGAGTTGCCGATCGAAGCTGGCACCGGATGGTTTGATGACCACACGCAGTGTTTCATGCCGCTTGGCACAGTGATCCCTTATTCGTTCGATTTCGCCGGGCCAGCACTGACAGTCGCTCTGTCACGTGACGTCAGCTTCAATGCACAGTGCCCACACTCTTCTTCAGTGCGAGACCTGATCCTGACAGGAACAATCACACACAAGTTTGACAGCTCGAGCAGCATAGTGTTGGGAAATTTCCCGCCCTATGATTCAGCATACCAGATGCGTCCTGTTGGGTTCACGGCGTATGCTTGGCCTGGAGCTGTTGTAAATCCATCAACGTCATCGCTGTCAATGCACATGTTCACGGGTTCAGTCAAGCTTGAGTGCCAAGCGATGAGTTCGAACGGACTTGTGATCAAAGATTGGGTTGCTTTCAACATGGACTCTGGAACAACGCTAGCAGCTGACATGCTTGCGTTGCTCACAACGCAGGGACCAACGGTCAGGTGGCCTGGTGAGTTTGATAGCGACCTGACACACATTCCACGTGTTGGCTACATTGCACCATTCGGGCGCGCAGGCACTGGTTTTGCACAGTCCGGCAGAAGCGTGTACGGAAATGAGCATGCTCGATGGCAGAACCAGTTTGACCCCGGCAATCCGCTTGTTGTGAAGAATCCGTTCTATTTGGGCACGAACAACGTGCCCGATCAGGTGAACAATGTGTTGAAATCAGCAGGTGGTGGTTTCAATGCATACACACACGCCGCGATGCCGTTCATCTGTCACTATCCAAGCCCATACCTTGCAATGCCCGGTGACAAGTTTGTGCTCAGCGTCTCAAAGATGCGACCGTTTTTGTATGGCGTTGATCCCGGCATGCCCAGGTTTTCTGGGTCATACCCACATGACATCAAGCTTGCAAAGGGCACCGTCAACATCACGTTGTATGGAAGCCAGCTCATTGCCGGCAATGAACACCATGACACGTTGAACCAGCCTCTTGCTTCAGACGCAATCCATGAGGTCTTTGTTGGCTCTGGACCAACGCTCGACCAGTTTGAAGTTGAGTATCGAAGAGAGCTCAGCGGCAGCATGAGCGATGAGTTTATGGTTGGAAACTTGCTGACCAGGTACAACTTTGGCAATGGATATCCCATCTTTGTGCCCGGTGATCGTAAAAGGGTTGCTAGCCGGCTCAACGCAAGGGAATATGGGCCCCTTACGTCTGATCGCATCGTTGAGCTAGATCACCACGGTGTCTACGTTGACAACCCAGACCTGTACATCAATCCGTTCAAGTCA